TCTGCCGGAGCGCCCATACTCACAAGAGCTTTTTTTGTATTATCTCTAATCTCTGCCATTTGACCATCATCAACGATGCCGTTTTGTCGTGCCAATTCAGTTTGATTATAAACATTATCTAAAAAACCGATCATCTGTTGAGATTGAACGGCCTCGCCTTGCTGGCGTTCGCGCCGGTGAAACGCCTCTTTCACGCCATAGCTGTTGTAAACCTGTTGCATCTTCGTCACGGTGACGTTGATGCCCAAATCCTCAAGCTGTTGAATGGCTACATCCGGGCGCACTTGTGACATTGCAAGCCCTTTGTAAATCCCGGCTTCTGCCATATCTCTAGAAAATTCTTCGGCTTTTTGGGCTTTTAATTCAGGGCTTAAAGCAGACACACTCGAATTGATTAACCCCATAGCCTTTAAAAGTTGGCTTTGTTTTTCTTCGGGGTCATCCGCGTTATTGATCTTTGTCGCAATTTCTTCAAGCTTGATTTTCTCAAGTTCCTGCGCCTCATTCAAAGTTTTAGCTTTCAACTCTTGGTCAAGACTGAAAGCTTTTCTTCGCATGTCTGCGAGAGCGTACTTTGAAACGCTGTTTTTTAATTCGGGGGCTAGTTCAGACGATGCCCCGCGCATATATTCCGTTGCTTTTTTCTGAAAGCCAGCGGGGTCATATTGGCTTTCGCTGTAAAGCCTATTAAGCGTTTTGTCAATTTTATCTTCAACGCCGATAGCATACGTGTTTAACGCCGCCTCACGGTATATCCTATCCGCCGCCGTAATCGGGCTTGATAAATCGTTAGGGTTAAGCCCGCCGCTTCTAACGGCTTCCTCTGCCGCAAGCCGCTGGCTTCGCTCCATAAACTGATCGGCTTTTTGATTGGCAAAGTCACCAACCACATCAAAAAATTGCGACTGCTGTGCCACTGCCTCCCCAAAGGCGCGTGTTCCCGATTGATCTACTATGCCCATGCTTGGCTTGGCTGTCACTCTATCGGAGCGGAATGTAGGGATGCTACTCATTATGAAGGCGCCTTTTGAAATAGGTCGCTTGTTCTAACGCGATCTGCCGTTTTTACAACTGTGTCAAACGTCCGCGCATTTCGTCTTGATTTTGAAGCTAGCAACGACGCAGAACCGCCAAGGCGGGCTTGGTTTGCGTTTTGCCGCAACTGCTGCTGTTTGAATTTGCTGTCTGAATTTGAAATTTTATTTTCTTCTTCAAACTCCTGTTCACTAAAGCTGGCAATCGCAAGATCAGAACCGCTACCAATAGCAATCCCGCGCCCTGCTGTCATTGCCATCTGTTGCCCTAAAATCTGATTTAATCTTTGTCTGCGCTGTGATTCTTCTTGAATCGCCCGCGTTTTTTCAAACTCTGCGCTTTGCTCAAGCTGTAACGCTTGCATCTCTGCCGCGTTTGCTTGCATTTGCGACCCTGCTTGATCTGCGTTATTTGCGGCAAACATAGAGCCTATACCGCCAACCAGCGCTAAGCCTTTAAGAGCTGACATGAAGCTAAAACCGCCCGCCGCCCCGCCAGCCGCAGCCGCCGCCCCGCCCGCAGCCGCCGCCCCGCCCGCAGCCGTTGCAGCCGCCCCGCCTGCCGCAGCCCCGCCTGTACCCGCCATCATCCCTAATAGCGCTGGCCCTATGCCCGTCATACGCTGACCTCCAAAGTCATACTTAACAAATCTAAATCAACGGGGTTTGGTTGTGTAATCTCAAAATAAGGTTGCCTATCAAAGCCGCGCAAAGGAACAGGCTTCCACCCCGTAAACTTCTCTGGTACTTGGTTTAATGTAACATCACCAAAACGCGAAAGCGATACTTTAATTTCTTCACCGCGCTTTGTCGTTACAGTAAAATTATTTGAGTTTAAAAGATTAAAGTTCGCCCGAACAAGCCTCACGCGCTCACCAAGAATACCTGCTCTTGGGTCCGTTGGGGGCAAGCTGCGAATTAACGGTGTCCAAGGTAAGCCAACCTCGATTGAACCTTGCAGGCTTTCCGTTGTGATTGCACCGCTACTCACTGCGTTTTGAAGTAACGGGTAGCCATCTTGTGACCGTATTGATACTGCCGCGCCCTCTAGGTGTCCAAGGCCACTCCACGAGGCTGTATCGGTGTCATTGCTCAATAGCTTTCCTGCATCCGTGTAATACGCATAATCAAACTTTTCAATATATCGCACCACACTTGAATCAATCGTGCGTTTCACAATGACATAAACGCTATTGCCGACGACAACTAAATCTTCATATGCGCCCGCTGTTTCCCACAAAGACCAAGCGATAAAACTTTGCGATCTTTTACGATTTAAGACAGCGATTGTCCCGTCTGAATTACAATAATAAGAATATTCTCCCGATAATCTTGTTTGCGCTTTTTGCAGGGCAATGCGCGTGGGATTTTTAATGATGTGTTCTGATACAGCAGATATATCATCGCTGACATACGATTGCTCAATATCTAAAAATAAATACTCGCGCACAATCTGCCCTGATTGCTCAACAAAAATTGTTGCACCGTCCGAAGATATAGGCTTGATACGGCTTATGCCATGTCGTGTTGCGCGTTCTAATTTAAAATTGCCCGGCGTTAGTGTCTGTGTTGAGATAATCGGCGCGAAATATTCCGCCGCCTGTGAAAATATCTGTAATGTTCTGCCGCCAAAAACAGATTCAATCGCGTTCACTTCGTCATCATCAATCGTGGCTTCAATGGCATCATCATCATTACCGCTACCAAGGTCAAAGTTAAAGAATCCTGCAAGTTTAGAGCCCCAGATTGTAGAGGGGCGGCTTCTTGAACCTCCAAACCATAATCTTTGCTGAAAGAAGGCCGCGCTTCTAGGCCATCCCCGCGTTGCACTCCATACCGCTTCCGCGCCATCGCCAAAATCAAACGTAGGGATATTAGATAAAGTTAACGCACTTGCCGCCCATGACGTGCTGGATGATCGTACAATTTTAAGCGGCGGTAGGTCAGGGTGAATCAAAATCACCGTGTCCAGTGATTGAATATAGTCCATGCTATTGATAATATCAGCAGTAAGCGTTGATAAATTTGTTGTTACCGTTGCTTGCAGAACATCATCTTCATAAACTTTTAATTCACCGGGCGTAAAGGCCAGCAGATAAGTTTGGTCAATATTAAATTGAAAAGAAACCAAGCGCCCCTGTTGGCTTGTCGTTGTGGTCGCAACGTATTTTGAACCGGGTCTGCGCTTGATTCCACCAAGGGGAGCAACATAAACATTTCGCAATCGCGCCGCGCCGTTCAAGTAAATGTCCCGATCAACCCGCCCCAACAAAGCAGGGCTGATCTCGCCAGCCGCAAAACTTGTTTGATTGAGTAGTGTCTTAGCCATTTATCCTCGTGAATTTAAAGCGGTAAAAGCAATGTCCGGTATTCTTTGTGTTGGTTGCTGTTGCGCGTCAAGCTGTCTGGCGCGGGCTGTTTCTTTATCTGCGGCACGATCAAAAACATTCATTTTACCCCCGTCCTCTTGCAAGGACATGGCAAACAGCCGTGCCAGGTGAAAGTTTAATGCGCGGATGAAATAGCTTGGCATGTCGGCTTCGCTAACATTGCGCTGGTAAATAACTCTTGCGGGCTTTACGTTTGTGTAAATCTGTCGTCCGTATAATTCGTATTCTTGCGCATTTTCTAACTGGATGATACGCAAGCAATCGCTTGGTAGTTGATACTGATAATTCCATGAAAAATCAGGCGGGGACGATAATGCGCCGCCAAGATCAACTTGTCTTAATGAAAACCGCCAAGGGTAATACTGCAAAAGAGTTTTTTTAGTGTCCTTATAAACGCTATTTGCAAGTTTGGCTTCCACTGTATTATCTGAAAAAGATGTGATATCGTCCGCGCCGACCATAATTAAAGACGTGTTGCATATTGAAATATCTGTTGTCATTGCTTGTCTTTCTGGCATCAAGAGGCTGTACGAACATAGAAGCAGAAGCGAGAAACCCGCTTCTGCTTAATTTTACTTTAACTCAATGCCGCCAATGCGCCAACAGTTACAGTAGCCGCGCCAGTCGCCGAAGTTACCTGCGCTAAGCCTGTGCCGTTGCTGCCACCGAGTATGATGAGATCATAACGCTTTAGCTGGTTTGTCGCACTGTTGAAGTAGCCAGAAGCCGCCATCGTTGCCACTGTTGCTGCTTCCTGATACAACCAAGTGTCAACCAAAGTTGAATTGGCGTGGTCAGATACTTTGTGCAAGTTTGCTTGTGAATAAGCCATAGTATTAGTTCCTTTCTGTTACGCTTGACGCGCTGTGATTTTGACAATACCAGTACCGTCAATGGCAACCGCGCCACAAGAGAACATAACAGTTGACAAGAATGCCAATTTTTCTGGAACGTAATTTGTTTCGCTTTTCATTTCCATGTTAAGACCAAGGCCAACGGAATCGCGGTGGAAGCCAAACAGTGTCACATCGTTTGAGCCATCTTTTGGAAGCCCTGTGAGTGTGCCATCGTTTTCCGTGCGATCATTGATTGTCACAATGTTAAAGCCGAGGTAAGGCTTGATATTGCCTTTAGCTGTAACATCAAATCTTTGCTGACCGTAATCAGAGCTGATAAATTTATCATCATTCAATAGATTACGATACGCGCGGTGATTCATAACAATCGTGCGCCCGTCTTGTGGAACGCCGTTATCATCAAGCGCACCCATAGCCGCAAGAAACTTCGCAAAGTTCATGTCAGTGTTTGCACCACCAACGCTGCTTGCAACTGTTCCTGTACCACCTGCGGCGGCAAGTGCATCAATCAAGATTCTATCCATGCGGCGACCACAAGCGTTCCGAAGAATGTCTGCAAGTTCCGTGATTTCATCAAAATTGATTTGCTTGTTTTTGAAAATGTCCGTGTAATCGGCAGCGTACCAATCATTCATTGCCGCTGTGACTGGCGCGTGTGCTACATCACTTGGGACAACGTCTGTGTGCATTGCTTTTTGAAAGGCAACGCCTTTGTTCATTACTGGGAATTGGATTGTTTTTGCACCAGCAACGCTTTTTTCACGAACCAAACCTTTTAAAGAATAACCTTCTTGGTAAACTTTGTGGACTTGGCTGTCAAAAAGGGTTACAGCACTATCATTGATTTCAATAGTCATTTGTGTTCCTCCATGAAACATTAAGTTGATTTTTTTTAATCAGCTTTGGTTGTTCCTCTTAGGAGGGCCATTGCCTAAGTGTTTTCGCTACACTTAGCGGCGGGACAGAACGTGGCTCAAGTAAAAGAGTTAATCACTAAAGTAGTTCCGCAATTAACACTTTACATCGTAGCGATTTTATTTGCAAGAGCCATTGCTTCCTGCTGTTTTTCTCTGTTTGATTTAATATCAGGCTCACTTAGCAATGTGTTTAGCTTCCCTTGGAAGTCTTTTTTCGATTCACTGCCAACACCTTCACCGGGCTTAGAAGGGATTTGTTTATCTGACGCGCGAATAATTTTATATAATAATTTTGCTTGTTCGGCTGTATAAACCATCCCTTCTAATGCTTCGCGCTCGGCTGGTAACAGCTTCGTGGCGGCGTAAGATTCAAGGCTGGAAAGCATTTTTTCGCCATCCTCGCCCATCTTTTTTAATTCTTCATCATAGACAGGAACATCAAAATAGCCCGCGTCTTGTGCATATTTGAGAACGGCGTCTGCCTGACCGTTTGTAAGTCCTGCTTCTTTTGCAAAGTCTGAATAGTGCGTGACAATATCTTCTTCAAGGCCGTAGGTTTCTTCAAATTCATACTTATCAGGCGCAACCTTTCCTTTTTCTTTCAAGGTTTTTTCTAATTCAGAATAAGATTTCGCCATATCCTCGGCTGATTTAAACTTTTCTGGAAGCCATTTGGGTCGTTCACCGTCATCCGCTTTTTCTTCTTTGCCGTCCGCTTTTTTAATTGCGTCCTCAACGCTGATTACCTCGCCATCACGATCAAGCAATTCACCACTAGGCTTGCTTGGCGCGGCGGCTTCTTCTGTTACAGCTTCTTCTGTTACAGCTTCTTCTGTTACAGCTTCTTCAACCTGTGCGGCATCCGTCATTTGGTCAACTCCCTGTTGATTAAAGTCTTAATATATTTTACTACGTTTTGTTCGCCAATTCTGGCAAACGTGAGGTTGCTCATGGCCACGCCATCATTGGCGTTCTGAATTAAAGTGGGTTTATCAAAGCGTGATTCTAAAATATCCAGCACACTTTCGCCATCGGCTGTAGCAAACAAGCGTTTAAAAACAGCACTCACCTCATCTAAATCATTATATTTATTTTCCACTTGGTTGCCCCTGCTGTGCCATCATTGCTTGCGCCGCCATCTGCTTTTCAGCAACCTCTTTGTTTTGTTCTTTTTCTGCTTTGCTATACGTCAATCGTTCGGGAACATTTAATTGATCGCCGATAAAGTCAATAACCTCATCCGCTTTAATCGCACCCATTCCAACTTCGGGGCCAAAGCTACCTAAAGCAAACTCAATGAAGCGAACCACATTGTTAATCTCGTCTTGCTGCTGCGATTGCGCAAGAGGGGATACAGCGTCAATGGCTATCATGTGGCCATCAACTTTAAAATCATTCATGTTGATAATGTTTAACTTATCCAACTGATACAAACATATATTCACAAGCGGGTTAATCAATTCATATTGCAAGCGACCGTATGCGCTGCCAATGCGCTTGGCTAGTTCTTGCTGTCTAATGCTGATCTCTGTGGCTGTCTTAACAGGAAGGTTTACAGACCCCAGCGGCTCTGTGTACATCTGATCGTTTATGCTGGCCTCAAGGCGTTCGATTTCCATCTGCCCTGCTTGCAAGTTACCACCTGTTGGAAGCGGTTTAATGCTGGGGCCAAAGACGCCATCGTTAGCAGACACGGGAAGCATTGCGCCGGGGCCAACACGGATTGCAGAAATGTTAATCACGCCATCATCCACAACGGTGTATGTCGGGTGGGTGTTGATTTCCATAGACTGCATGTGCAATTTGATAAACTGATTCAGCGTTTTACCATCGTTCAAGCATACAATCACGGGGCCGCGCCCCCATTCCTCGCCGCTCATAACAGACCAGCGGGCGACAATCCAAGGGTTTACATCCATGTTGCGCTCGACAATAAACTTATCCGCAAACTTTTCTAAAAGCACATAGTAGCCAAAGCCTTCTTTTTCAATTTCTTCTTCTGTCTTGAGGTCGAACGCTTTAAATTTCTTGGGTGTTGTCCCCTCGATGCACCATATTTTTTTCTCCGGGTCTGCCTCTGCCATGGTTTTTAAATCGTTTGGCAGGTCTGCATCATCCCAAGTATCTAAAATAACGCCAACTTTAATTTGATAGCGGCGGTATATTTTATCAACAACACCCAGCGCACCTGTGGAAAAGCAAAGCTCGTTTAAAGGAACGGAAGTGAAAATCAAAGGCTGCTTTGGCGTGCCTGTGACCATAAGCGCGGCTGTGCCAATCATCAAATCACGGTAAAATTCACTGATCGCAAGGTCAAAGTTTGAGGTAAAGATGTGATCGAACAGCGTGTCTTTGATTTCTTCAAGCTGTGAGGCGGCTTCCTTTTTCTGATCTTTTGGAATCATTCTGCCGGGCTTTAAGTTTGTCCAGCGTTTCAGGTGCGGCGTTAGGCTTGAGTGGATATTGTTAGCTGCTTTATCAAAGGCGATGTAAGGGCTTGAGGTATAAACAGTTCTGCCCTTCTTTTGCCCTGACGCTTGGTTGTAAAAGTTTTCGCGTTCGGGGCAAAATAATTCCATTGCCTCACGATATAGCGTCTCCCAATTTTTTTGTTTATTGGTTTGCGCTGCATCATAGCGTTTTTTAAATTCCTGTGGCGTCATTTACGATACCCCTAATTCATCGCCTTCTGTGCCAAGCAACCCGCGTTTACCGCGCCGCTGCCTTTTTCTTAAATCATCAAGGCGGGCTTTCTCTGTAGCTTCTTTTTCAGCCGCTTCCTCTTGGATGCGCTTATTCTCTGCCCGCTGCTCATCAATCTGTTGCCCTTGCCTCGCCATCGCCTCATCTTGTGCTCTTGTGTCTGGTCTTTTGCTACCACCACCCATAGTTAAAATTCCTTCATAAGAGTTACACCAATTTCTTGATAATCGTATTTGCCCCAAAGATTTCTA